GTGACCAAACAGATGGTTACTCAGGTATCCCTGGCATTGGAGTTAAGCGAGCTGCTGCACTACTAGATCAGAACGGACACTCTTGGGAAACAATCGTTAATGCCTTCAAAGAAAAGGATCTTGGAGAAGACATTGCACTTAAGAATGCACGACTTGCAAAGATCCTAACTAACAAGGAGTACAACAATGGACCCATCCTCTGGACCCCCGTTCCCAGTAACTGAACTAACAATTGAACAGGACTTCAAGATAAGGAGGTTGGAAGATCTCCTCCCTCATGCTGACAAGAAAGACATCATCACTCTATACATAGCACTACAACATCAGTGTTATGTCTTAGGCAATAACGTATCACAACTAGTTAAAGAATGGCCGAATCACCCCACTACTACTGCCGCGGAAGCATTCAAGTCTGGGATTTCATCCGAGATCAAGAACTGAACTATCACTTAGGCAATGCCATTAAGTACATCTGCCGTGCAGGTCATAAGGACAGCAAGGTGACTGACTTAGAAAAAGCAATCCATTACCTCACCAATGAACTCGACAACGAACTACAACGTACATACACAAAACCAGAGCTTGTTAGATCAGGCAATACAGTTTCGCCATTCTTACAACGTGAAAGGGAAAGGTTCCCAGAATGGCAAGACGACCCAGAAAGCTTTGATCGATGAGGAGTGGAGTGAATTCCACGAGGCTTATCACTTTGAACCCGAAGTTAATCAACTCAAAGAGTTAGCAGATCTAGTTTATGTCTGCTATCAGATGGCAGCATCCCAAGACTGGGACCTGGATGAAGCGATGCGACGAGTTCACCAATCAAACATGTCGAAGCTTGGGGAAGATGGGAAACCAATCTATCGCCCAGACGGCAAGGTCTTGAAAGGACCTAACTATCAACCACCCAATCTAGAAGACTTAGTTTAATGAAAGACAACCTTATCTCACGCACAGGACGTGTTCAATCCTGGATTGATGACCCTACAGGTCGCCTCCCTGTTAGCTGCACAGTGTTCGTTGTAGAAAACGAAATGACTGGCCCTAACGGAATCGAGGCTAGCTGGAAGTTCGCCAGTCATGCCCTGAGATTCGGGGCAGGATGTGCTATCCACCTATCTAAATTAGACCCTAAGGGGTATGAACGACCATCAGGTGTTATGGCATCTGGTGCTGTCAGCTTTGGCAAAATCTATTCATCACTCAATGAAATCTTACGGAGGGGCGGACATTATAAGAACGGCGCGATTGTTCTTCATTATGATTTATCCTGCCCTGATGCTTTTGACTTTGTCACTACTTCTCGAACCGAGTTGCCCTGGGTCAAAAGGTGCATCAACATCACCGATGAGTGGTGGAAGGAGTGTGACTTCAAAGAGAGGCTCTTGTATGCAATCAAGTCAGGAGATATCTGGCTAAATAAAGTACGGTACGACAATGAAGGAAATAGGATTTACGGCAATGTCTGCCTTGAGGTATATTTACCTAGCAGGGGTACTTGTCTACTTCAGCACGTTAATCTTGGTGCTTGTGAATTTGACACATTGCCAACGGCATTCGTCCGAGGAATGTCAGAGCTCTGTGGTCTCCACCCTAGAACAGGTGTCGGAGAGCTTGGAGAATACCTTACTCCAGATAACGACCGGCAAGTAGGACTTGGGATGCTTGGATTAGCCAATCTCCTTAAGACTTACAAGGTCTCTTACAAGGAGTTTGGTGATGCACTCACTGATTACATTGCAAACATGAAGCGGCATAATGCTGCTACTAAACTTGTTGAACAACTAGATCTCGGTATCCGTCAGGCTGCTGAAGTAGCCAAGGCGGCTAACATGAAGCGAGCATTCGCTATTGCACCAACTGCATCCTGCTCTTATCGGAGTGTTGATGTAGAAGGTAAGACCTGTGCCCCAGAGATTGCACCACCTATTGCACGAACAGTGGATAGGGACAGTGGAACCTTTGGTGTTCAAACTTATGAATATGGTGATGTAGAAATCGCCAGTGAAGTTGGCTGGGAGGCCTATACCACCGTTGCA